AAGGCTGGAAATGCTATATTTACAGGGCTTTTGACATCAAGGGGAATCATGGGGAATGTCCCACAAAACGGATGAGCAATCCACGTGTCGGCGTTTCGATTCCGTCCATCGGCACCAAAGAAATCAATGGGTTATTGGTATGATAGGAAGGGATCTCCGGCAGGATTTCTGACTTATTTCTGACATGGAGGGCTGTTTCGGCCTCAAATGAACCGACTTGGAGCACAGGGAGGAGGGCTTCAAGCGCCGACCTTCAGCGCGTCGTAGCATGGGATGTACGGATAGAGGTGCTCCTGGCAGGTGATCCCGGTCTTCGATACCTCAAGAACGCATCCGCCGATGTCAGGGATGTACTTCGCGTACTTCCCGGAACGCCAGGGGAACCAGAGCTTCCAGCCCGGAAGCTGGAGGAAGGCCCGTCGGCGGTTTGCATTGAATGCGAACCAATGCCAATGCCCGCGGACCACGAGGTCGATCTTGAAAGGGAGTTCGATCCCCTGGACCATGTCCAGCCACATACTCTCCCGAGCCATGTCGGTTTCCCGGTAGACGAGAGACGAGGAGTCCCCGTGCCGTAGCTGGAGGACCTTCCCGGTTCCGGTGATGTCCAAATGGGCCATGAGGCCCAAGAATTGGCCCCCTACGCCCTCGACCACCAGCTTGTCTATGGAAACGTCCAGGCTCTCGTGGTAGGGGCTGCCGGATACACCGTAGACCCTCTTCCCCTTGCAGTGGGGCAGGAGTAACTGCCTACAGACCTCCACCTGGGCTTCGAGCTCCACCGAGGTCAGGTTTCGCCCGAATTCCTTCCGGTTGTTCCCATCGCAGACATCCCCGAGGAGGAGGACGGTGTCATACTTCCCGACCGACTTCCAGAAGGATGCCCAGTACTCGTTCAGTCGTTCCTGGATCGGAGAAGGGTGGGCTGTGGAACCATCCTGATAGGTGTATGGGAGCCAGGGTGCAACGCGGGAACCGACATGGATGTCGCCGATGGCGACGATCCGTCTAGTGGCTATAACTAGCCCTTCCTGAGTTTCAGGATACGGTTCAATGCAGCCTCATTGATCTGTGTACCATGCCGTGTAAACTGTAGGTGCATTGATTTGACTTTGTGCCGCAATGCTTCTCCGTCCCGATCTGGTATGACCTCGCAGATCTCCCCAAGGCTACAACCAGCACGCACCATCGTTTGGATGACCGTTTCCTCTTTTTGTGAATATCTGCTGCCCATAGTCGTCTCATTTCCCCTTGAGGTACATGGCAGCAGCCCCGACGAGCACAGACGCCAGGGTTGCGCATTGTTCCGGCTGGAGGCTCCCCATGTAAGCGAGGCCGGCCACGAGGCCGCCGGCCAGGGAAAACAGAACCATATCGCATAAGCGGTCGTGGATGTCTTTTGGCGGCTTCCCGTTGATGACTGTGAACGGAGTTTCTTCGGGCATCTCTCACCTCCCCTTCCGGCGGCTCCGTTTTCGCTCGTCAACGCAATCGATGGAAATGTCTACCAGGATGAATATCGTGAAGACGAAAGCCAAAACGGCGCAGGCTATGGAGAACGAAAACCAAAACATGGCATTCCTCCTCGTCCGGGCGGAACGGGTCCGATCCCCTATGCACTGATGCTGACACGATAATCGTCTTCGGTTTGCGCACTCACCGAATAATCCGCTTCTACCTCGAAATCCACACCGTAGGCCGCCTCGATTTCAAGGGAAACCAGGAGGCCGATCAGCATGTCGATCACCCGGAGAGCCCCAAAAGCTTCGGAGCTGGAAATGCCGCTTAAAGAAATGAACTGGATGCCAAGGTCTGCGCGGAGAGCCCCGAAAGCCTCACTGCTGGCAATCCCGGTCGGAAGTATCGAGACCGGCCCTACGGAGAGCATTGGCACCCCGAGCGCCTGAGAACTCGAAATGGCGACCGGGTGCAGGGTCCTTGCAACGTTTGGCGTTCCGAGAGCTTGCGCGCTCGTTATTCCTGTTGGCAACACCGATACCTGCCCTACGGAGAGCATTGGCACCCCGAGCGCCTGCGAGCTCGAAATGGCGACCGGGTGCAATGTTCTGGCTACGTTTGGCGTCCCGAGGGCCTGCGCACTCATAATCCCCGCTGGCACAACCGATACTTGCCCAACAGAGAGGACAGGGGTCCCCAAGGCTGCGGCGCCTGCGATGGAGAGCGGGAGCAGCGTCACGGCCCCCCGCGTAACCACCGGAGTCCCCAAAGCCTGAGCAGTGGCAATACCGCTCGGGCTGATCGACACCCCTCCGGAAGACAAGAGCGCCGTTCCAATCGCCACAGAGCTTGCAATCCCGACCGGCAGGAGCGTAACAGACCCAGCCGACACAACCGGAACGCCGAGCGCCTGTGAAGTTCCGATACCAGCAGGTAGAAGCGATGTACGTGTCGATATCCCAGGAGTTCCGATTGCTACGGCCGTGCCTATGGATGCTGGCAGGAGCGTCACAGCTCCGGTCGCCAGAATAGGAACTCCAAGCGCCTGAGCACTCAGGATCGGCTGGGGCAACAGCATAAGCCCACCGGTCGTAACAAGCGGGGCACCGAGCCCCTGCCCGGTCACGATCCCGGTGGGTTGGACGGAAACCCATCCCACGGTGAGCGTGGCTGCGCCCAGGGCCACGGCCGACACGACCCCGGTAGGCTGGATGGTTACAGCCCCACGTGCAACCACAGGGGCTCCCAGGGCTGCGGAGGTGGCAATACCGCTCGGGGCAAGAACCAGTTGGCCGGTAGTAACAAGAGGGGCGCCCAGGGCTACGGCCGTTGCGATGCCAGTGGGCTGGACTGTCACCGACCCTCTGGTGACAACAGCCGTTCCGATAGCCTGAGCCGATGCGATGGAAGTAGGTTGGATAGTTACGGACCCTCGGGCAAGAGTTGCCGTCCCAAGAGCCACAGAGCTTGCAATCGAGGACGGCTGGATCGTGACCGCCCCCCTGGTAATGACGGCCGTTCCTAGGGCTACCGCAGTGGCGATGCCAGTGGGCTGGACTGTCACCGCTCCTCTCGTGAGAACTGGCGTTCCGAAGGCGCCCGTGCTGGTTATCGCACTCGGAAGCACGACCAGTTGCCCGGTAGTGATTAGAGGCGTGCCAACAGCCTGAGTAGTGGCAATGCCCGTTGGCTGGATCGTGACCGCCCCCCTGGTAATGACGGCCGTTCCTAGGGCTACCGCAGTGGCAACCCCGGTAGGTTGGATGGTCACGGCCCCCCGTGTGATAGACGCCGTTCCGATGGCCAGTCCTGTACTGATCCCGGTAGGCAGGATCTGCAACGCAGGAGACCCTTGCGTAACCACAGGAGTTCCGATCGCCTGCCCGGCTTGAGCATCTCCTGGCATCCACTCGTCGCCAGGCATCCCCTCGTCGCCCAGGGCAAACCCGGCAGTCGGCATGGCGATTCCAGACGGAAGCAGGGTTTGAGTGGCCGAAGATGTGCTGACGGTTGCCGTCCCGATAGCAACGGAGCTGGCGATTGAGGATGGCTGAATGGTCACAGAGCCACGCGTAACCACGGCCGCCCCGAGGGCCTGCCCTGTCACGATCCCGGTAGGCTGGACAGTTACGCCTCCCCTGGTGACAACAGCCGTCCCGAAGGCTTCGGACGTCGCAACGGCAGTGGGAAGGATTTCTTTCTCTGCGCCGATCGGACCTGCGTTGTCCACCTTCACATAGTCGAAATACACGTCGAGCGCAGGGGTATCTGGAATGGTCGAGGCATTGTTCCCGAGATACAGGTATCTTGACGTCCGCGTTGCCGAGGCCAAAGAGCCCGAATCGACAACGGCACCGTCTACAGAGAAAGACCACGCGAGGTTGGTGATGTCGTACTTCGTCTCGACGCAGTACCAGGTATCGGCAGAGATGTTCACGGACGCAGAATCGACCCACGCGCCTCCAGAGTAGTATCTGAAATCCAAGCCGAGCTGGCCAGCAGCGTTTCCGATGCGCACTATGTGCGAAATCGTACCTGGAAAGTATCGGAGTGAAAAAACATGTGCGCTTGCGCCGCTCGCCAGGGCATGAGCATCGACGTACACGTAAACCCGAGTGTAGAGGATGTTCTGATTGGTTCCGAGGTCCCGGACAGTGAAAAGATCGCCCGTGCCGTCCGTGTGGTTAATTCGGCAGCAGCGAGATCCGCCTCCGACAGGCAAACTTCCTGGACCTGTCGAGTCGTCTGTGATGGTCCCGCCGGTGAGCGTTTCTGTCCAGGACTCTTCGTAACCAGGAGTTTCAAAGTTCTCGGACACGAGTAAATGAGGGCCTCCCCTGGTGACAACAGCCGTACCGAGATCCTGAGCCGTTGCAATACCCGTGGGCTGCACAGTTACGGAACCACAAGTGATGATCGGTGTCCCAAGAGCCTGTGCCGTACCAATTCCTGTAGGCTGAACTGTGACAGACCCGCAAGCGACGACCGGCGTCCCGAGAGCCTGACCCGTACCAATTCCTGTAGGCTGAACTGTGACAGACCCGCAAGCGACGACCGGCGTCCCGAGAGCCTGGCCCGTAGTGATGCTGGCAGGAGAGATCGTAATCGTAAGATCCGTGAATCCTGCTACATAGAAAACAACATTGGCCTGGACGTCAGCATCGTCCATCACGCAGGTGAAGCCGTTGGCATCTATGGACTTGAGATCCATGTACCCGTCAACGGAATCTGCTAGGTTTGGATGCAGATACACCTCATCTATGTAGATTCCACTGGCAACCTCCGCAGAAGTGTAGGCTAGAGCATCCTCGTCTGACATCGCCATCGCGCCGCGCCGGGACGTGCTGGATGCTGCGCCGATGGATATTACTGCATGATCTGCGGCTGTATCTGAAGAGGATTCAGTTGTGCAATGAGAGGCAAACACAAGACCAGTCGGCTGACTATAAAGGCTGGTGACTGCGATGTCGTTTCCGTCTGTCCTGGTAGAGAACTTTCCTACTTTGAATTTGCCGCCATTGATGCACAGGGCAAAAATCTTGTAAGCAGTCGTTCCTTCAAGTTGATTCAGTCGAAAACCATTTGAAAGAGAAGTCACCCAGGCTCCACGGCAAGATGTTGCCGTGACTCCAGTATTCTGGAAGGAGTAGCACTCCCCGCTATACCCGTAGCGCATGCTCTGAATACTGCCGCTCGTTACGGAGTTCCTAGCGATATTGATTGAGAACTGACCAGTGTCATTTGCAGCACCGAAGGCAAAGTTCCCGTCAGTTCCTGGACTCGTCAGGTTCGCTGTGTCGGAGAGCGTGTTTGCGAAGAAGACGATTGATGGGGTGTACCCAAGAGAGGTCGTGTCCCAGTTGCCAGTAGCAGTTGGACCTTGTAGCGTGATGAGGTCCACTGCTGTGATGTCGGACCCACCAAACGCAATTCCCTGGACCGTATAAGTCGAAACGAATACATCATCGACGACGAACGTGATGCCATCTGCACCTATCGAATCGACATCCAGAAGACCATCAATAGAGTTGTAAGTGGCTTGGATCTCTAGGCAGCAATCGTTTCTTTGGGCAAATCCACCACGTCCAGACGCATCGGTGTGGTACGAGGAGATGCACCTACGTTCGGTAGCAACATCGCCAACGAACCCAAGGCTCATGCTGGCACTGCCGGACGCAAAAGCGTTGGTAGTGCTAGTTGTCTTAGTCGCCCAGAGGATGCAAGCCTTCGGCTGGAACCCGAAACCGCTCTGTGCGTAGGTGGTTCCTATCGCACCAGTCGTGACGTTGAACTGAAAGAAATAGGACTGAAGAGCCATCTACTACCCAATACCTACTGCATCAATGAACTTCCAGAGGTCCCAGCCGACAAGCTCGCGGGGCCGGGCCTTCCGATAGCCCCAGCTCCGGCAAAGAAGTCATGCCACTGCTGAAGCATGGTTTGCCACGGAGCATTCGTAAGGTCTGAATTGTAGTACTCATAGTAAGTGCAGCCGTAGGCTCCATATCCAAGATTGAATCCGTTCTCCGGCCAGTAATCGTCTGCGGGCCATACAAGTCCGCATGGACTACGGGCCAGCCAAGACCCACAAGCCTGGAAGAGAACATAGGACCCATGGGAAATAGCGTGAAGCAGGTTTACTCCAGCTCCCCCTGTCGGAGCAGGGATATATCCTTTCTGTGATTCCATGAACACACCGATCCTCTGGTACGGGTCTCCATCAAACTCCGCTGTATACTGGTCGATGAGCCAAGCATCCAAACTTGGGCTTGGGGTATTGTCGTCAAACGGAGCCATCTCAACGTAGATCGCTTGTGCCGGGAAGGCGTCCGCCCATGCGTGCATGGACCTCTTTACCCCGGTCCAGAAGTCAGTTCGGTTGTAAGTTGCCAGGGCCGTCATCTCGTCTCCCTCATCCTCATCCAGCCCCTTCAGACCGATCAGGCTGGTCCTGACCCCAACAAAAAGCGGGTTATCCTTGAGAGCTCCGTGGGCTCCCGTCACATGAGCGGCAAGTTCAAGAGCGAAGGCTTCCTGGCTGGCAAGGGACGGAGAATCCCAGGGAACAGGAGTCGTGTACTCATCTCCGGCAATCACCGGGGTATACGTCTCATCGGCAGCAGAAACGATGTAGGGAGGAGGTACGATCGTATGCACACAGAGCGTAAACGGCTTCTGGTACGTCTCTGCCCCATTCACAAGAGCGTCGATGTACGTCCAAACCAGATTCTTCGACACCGTTCCTGTATCAACCTGAGTCCAGCTTACCCGTCCGGCATATCCCGTAATAGGGTCGTTTGCCAGGTTCCCAATCGTCGTTGTGGTGCCAAGCCCTCCAAGGAGGAAAACCCCGGTGGGCATTGTACCCTGAACAGAACATGGGAACAGGAACAATACAGCAGATAGGAGTAGCAATGTTCTCATTTTACGGATGGGCTGCTTGATATGTGTCATAAATTATTATCCTATCAATGTAAACTTGATCTGCGTCCGTAGTACCAGACTGATTCCAGTCATTTTCACCTAGGCCAAAATCAGAAGGATCTGATGCCAGTGGGCGTAGTTCATTATTATCTGCACAGGCCCAGGAAGAACTTCCATCATCCACCTGTCCACAATGGTTATTATCAAGGTCTGCATTGTAATACCAAGAGTAACCTACCCATGCCCAATTCCCGTCAGTTATAATATCACCAGCAGCAGATGCCTGTGTGTTTCCTGTTGCGGTTCCGGTCCACCATCCTACAATCCGCCCTGTGTCTTGCAAGTACACGCTAACGGCATTGTTCACATTAATGTATAAACCAAACAAATTGTCTTCGTCAGTAGTCGCTGCTGCGTTTACTCTCATCCATAGCGTACCAATGGCTCTGTTAAAATTGGAAGTACCGGAGTTAAGCCATTCCATATACTCATTTGGATTTGTCTTTATGAATCCATTTCCAGTCTCACCATATGCTGCATCAACTCTGTCAGTTCCATCTGTGGCAGAAGCATTTACGCCTTCACAAGAATACCCCTCACCTGAAGCATGGTCCCCTGTCCATTCCCAGATTCCTGCACAAGATAAACCTCCGGTGAAGAACGTAACGATCTGCTCTGCGTCCGTGGACGGAACACAAGAGGATAGCCCCACCAGAAGGCCCAGAACGAGAATGAACTCAGTCAATCTTTTCAATCGAGTGTCCCCCTCACCTTGATTGAGACCTGAACGAGTGCGTCATCTGGATCTGACAGGGTAACGTAAATCTTGCTTGCCGCAGGGACGGTGGAGTCGTCTATGCTGCTCGTGATATTGGCAACTCCAGCAGTAGTAGTCACCGCCTCGATGGTCGTGGGGGTCCCATAGGCAATCCCGGCAGCCTTATAGGCAAAGGTTACCGTGATCTCGGTTGTCGGATCTGCGTCGCACACCACGTAGAGACGGGTGATCGTGACGGCTCCTTCGGTGTATGGATCTAGGACCAGGGCTCTGTTGGCAGTGTCGTTGTCGTAAACATCCTGCGGGTTGAACGAGGCCCACTTCTCGTAAGAGAGAGGTGCGTATGTAACCTGGCTCACGTAGTCTGATCCAACCGATGCTGGAGTCCCGAGCTTCATGATTTCGTTGGCAACGGGATCTCCGTCCTCGAACTGAAAATAGAGCTTCCTGGTAGCAGAAGCCGGTCCCTTGAACCCTACGCCGTCCGTATCGGAGCTATTCGCTTCGGGCCAGAGAGTCGATCCTGCCACTCCGTTGACCTTCGTAACCGTCAGGCTTTTGACCGTATTGTCCCCGTCCGCATCGACGGAGAACCCGGCAGCGCCAGCACTCAGGGTCGTGAAGATGCCTGCGAGCGTTCCGTTGAGCAGTGCGTTCTGGATGGCCTGGATCGAGTCTTTCATGTGCTCGAAGGTCTCTGCCGTTGTGACGAAATAGACAGTCGCACCCGTCGCATGCGTCGAGGCATTCACCCCGCCGACGCCTCGTGTGACAGTCAGGGTGACGCCGGATGTTCCCTCGACGTACATGTACTCGGAGTGAATCTGGATGTAGAATCCACTGGAAGGCCAATGAGACGGGACCGCTACCAGGTCAACTCCTGTCTCAGAATCTGTCAATTCCTCGTTCAGAGTAGCCATCTTCTGGTCAACCGTGGCCCCGTACCACCTGTTGATCTGGTTCGTGAGCCAGGCGTCTGTGTCAGCAGAAGTCGGGAAGTTTATTGTCGGCTCAGCCGCCCACGAAGGTCCAACTCCGGCTACCATTAAGAGCAGACATACCGCAACCACTCGAACGAATGACTTCATCGGAATACTCCAAGATTGAAGGTATAGAATCAAAGTGCTTCGACCTCCAGAAACCCAAACGCCAACTCGCTGAAAATTCCGTCAGGTTGCAGGACAACATCGTTGCGAACAACAACGACTGCCCCGAGGGCCACGCTCGATACGATCCCCGTCGGGAGAATAGCAAGCGCCACCTTCCAAAAGGATTCCTCCGAGGCGATCCCGGTTGCGGTGATGGTGGCGGGACCAGTCGATAGGACGGCAGTTCCGAGGGCCTCTTCGCTGTCAATGCTGATCTGGGTAATGGATATGAACCCCATCGAAACCCATTGCGTAGCCGATACGACGTTCGCAACCGTAATCGATCCAAGAGCCTGCTGTGTGGCAATCCCGGCCGGCTGTACGGTAACAGAGCCAGCTACAACCGCTGAAGCCCCAAAAGACTCCGTTCCGGAGATCCCTGCCGGAAAGAGCATGAATCCCTTGATGACCTTGGCTGCACCGATGGCCTCACCAGAGGCGATACCGTCCGGAACGGCTTCTTGGTAAAAATCAACTTCGAGATATGGCCGATACTCGGGTGACGAATACTCAGAAGATGCGATGCGCACATAGTGACTCGATGAATACTCTATGCCCCATTTCAGCAAGAATCCCAATCTGCATCCGTCGTTTGCGACCTGGGTCTGCACTGCGGAGATTCCGGTTGCGTCGAATGGAACCGTCCATGCTCCAGAAGACTCAACAAAAACGTGCCCGAGCTCGGTTGTCCCGACATCTACCCCGGCGTTGTAGTGAGAGATCAACGTCCCATCGTAGCCAGGAGATGTCAGAGAACATCCAGCTTGACCCCAGGATACATCGGAATTTTTGGCTTGGTTCCAGGTAGGGTTCTGAGCCGCCGCGGTCGTCCGGTTCTTCGTACCCTCGCTGACATCTCCGTATCCAGAGACGAAAAGGCCGGAAGACCCATAGGGACTCAGCACCGGATATGCGGTAAGCGTTGAGTCGGTCCCAGCCCCGAAGAGAGCCGTGACAATCAGACGCACCGCCGTAATAACGGCAGACGGGTATGCGGCCTTGAAGGCTTCCAGGTCGAAGGACAGCAGAATGCGCAAGGCTCCATCGCTCAGATAGCTGCCAGCGAAAAGGCTTCCCGTATTGCCGCTGTTTTCGTCAACGGCAGTGCTGGCAAGGTCGCAATCCATCGTGCCTGGATAATCAATCGTTACGCCGGTATTATCACCGAATCGAACAGTCGTCATCCTGTAGTGCGCCTCGATCCTTCCGGTGTTTGGCTGGTCTGGCTTCGTGACCGCTACACCGGGTTGCAACCCGCCCATGGCATAGAGTAGGACAGGTCACAACCCGATGGCTGTATGTTACAAACGGAAGATACGATTACTTCCAGAGTCCCAGGAAACCACGATGTCTCCGCCATTTGGGGTCACCGGCAGCCCGGTTGCGGAATCGATGTAGGCAATGAGCCGAGACGTGGATGCAGTCCCGGTGTCCTGGTAGATCACAAGCGCTTCGCTCGGATCTCCGGTCACTGCCGAGAACGTGATGTCAAGAGCGTCTGCCACACCGTAGGCAACCGTCTTACTTGCCAGATTCCCGCTTGTCGCAACCCGAGCGGCTGCGGTAATCGACGTGATGACCGAATCAGTCGTCAGGTTCACGGTATAGTCGGCCGTATCGATCAGAAACACCTTGATGTCGTTCGTGTCCCAATCGATCGATCCGTCCAGAAACCCCTGTCGTCCGAGTTCGTACAGTGCATTCGCCATTTCCCTATCCTCCCTTCCTCCACCACCATTGCAGCGCCGATATGACGTGCAATCATCGAATCAGTTGACCTTCCACAGCATCTCTGCTACTGCCCCCAGAAACGCATCCACCCGGATGCCGGACGAGCACATGGGCCACTTGGTCTTCTCGTCGATCAGACAAGAACCGAAGCCCGAATGTAACGTATGGCACGGGTAGCAAGGCGTATTCTCTGGTTTCAAAACCTTTGTCCTGACCCATCCTTCCGTGAGGTTGTGCTCGCTCGAATGGGACAGCCAGATAACCTTTGGTACGTCAAGAAACGCAACGGAGTTCATGAGTCCGGTCTCCGGGCCTACAACCAGGTCGGCAGCACACTCTGCAAAAGCAAGAGAGTGCCGGATGTCCCATCCATCGTCTCCACCCTTGTGGTGATGCCTCGGGTGCTTGAACTCTGCAATCTCGGGGATCCAGTAGTCGTCACCGACCGTGACCACAGACACATCGGGCCGAGATTCCAGGAGCGCATTCAGGGCTTCGAGCGTATGCGGCCATTTCTTGTGCGCCGAACTGCCAGCGATGGTCCATAGAATGACCTTCCCGGGCATTTGCTCTCGAACGGCCTGGGCCTGCACGCGCTCTTCGTCCGTCGGGAAAAACCCCTTGGTCGGTACAAACGGAACGTCCGCAACTGCGTGCATTGTTTCCAGGTAGTTGTGGTCCATCAGCTTACTGCGGATATCGTTTGGCCAGTGTCTGCTCACTCCGTTGAACGCGGCGATGAGCGTCGTCTCGATCACGTGACCAAGGTTCAGCACCCGGGTGTACCTGGGAATCTGCGCTTCCCAGAAGTCGCTTATTTCCATTCTTGGGACCTGTTCGAGATCGGTAATCAGGAACTCGTCAATATGCGGGTTGTTGGACAGCACACGCTTCGAAATCGGAGTAGTGAGCCAGGTGATGTATTCCCACCCCTGCGCCTTGAGGTGCGGCAGCGTGCTTGCAGCCATGATTACGTCCCCAATAATGCCGTACCGGATGATGAGGAGCGTCTTCTTTCCGATCCGTCTCTTCCAGAATTCCTCCTCTTCCGGGTCAGATTTGTTCCGTTTCTTGTAGATTTGCAGGAACGAGTATTCTCGCTCTCCGTCCCGCACTTCGTTTACCAGACAGTTCCAGCCCTTGCAGGAAGCGCGCATCGCCTGCAAGATATCTTCCGGGACGAAGTCGTGCTTGTGCTCTTTGTTTGCGCCCTTCTCTCCCATCTTCGGGTAGAGGTCTTTGTGCGGTAGGTGAAGGATGAGGTGCCCGCCCGGCTTGACGAGCCTCCACCATTCGGCAAGGACAGCCTCTGTGTCTTCAAACTCTTCCAGCACATGGCTCGAAAACACCGAGTCCATGCTTTCCGTCCCAAACAGGTCGAGCTTCTGCGCATCTGCGAAGATATCTACCCCGAGTTGTCTCCATCCGGGCGTATTGTCAACGCCGATCATGTATGGATGGAGTTTGAACGGGCCGCATCCAAGATCCACGCAGCGCCCGAGTACGTAAGGAGTCACAATCCACTTCACCTTTTTCGCTTCGTTCCCACCGACCTTATAGATCGCCACCGCAGCTCCTCCTCCTCTTCAGACCTACTACACCACACCGCCTGCTCCCTCTATCCGAAACGGGTCCACAAACCCGATGAGATACGCTCGTGAACGGAACGGCCTGACCTTGACGAAAGCGTTCGCATCGACAGCGTCCTGCTCCGTCTTCACCTGGCTTCCGCCTCCGCTCGCTCCAATCGCGAGTTCATCGTTCAGGCAGAGCTCGACGTGGATTGGCCGGGTTCCACCGTCCCGAGTGCCCCAGAACACCAAGCATCCGTCACAGGGAACCTCGACCCGGAGCGCATGGAAGTGGTCCCAGAGCGTCCCCGCAGTCCAGTCTCCAGCCCGCGGAAGGATCCCAACCGACTGCAGAACCTCGATGATGAGCCCCGAGCAATCGTAACCCTTCATTGGATCATCCCCACCCCAGCGATACGGAGTCCCGTACAGCCTCCACGCGATGTCCAGAGCCATCTTTCGTTTCAGGAGAGGGTCCATCATGCCGGGCCTTTCTTCGAATGGTTTCAAAGTTTTCTGGATCTCTCTTCCATGGGCACAAGTAGCATGTCGCGAATCCGGTCGATCTTTTCTTCCAGCCTGTCGAAACGGTGAATCGAGTTATCCATCCGTGAGGAGAGAGCATCAACCCTTGCCCCGAGCTTATCGCTCACTCCTTCTATTTTCTCGGCCATGGTATTTGCCAGGCCCTCCGTCCTCGCCAAGCATGTTTTCTCTCTCACAAGCCCTTGCGTAATTTCCCGGACATGCTCCACATCAGCCTGATCCGCCTTCTTTGCAAGTTCTCCGCTCAGCGACTCAAGCCGGGACTTGAGCGTCCACCAGCCCAGAAGCACTCCAATGAATCCGCCTCCTGCACCAGATCCGAAGTTCTCCAAGAAGACAGGGTCGAAGGCCATTGTTGCTTCTCCTCTCAAGGAACAACTGCTGGAGGATCTTCTGGAATCACAACGAGCGTTGCCTTGCTGATATCGACAATCCCGGACGACACAAAGGTCATGGTCAGCGCAAGCTCCCAGATCCCGGCCGTCGCAAAGGTCCCGAGCGCTCTCAGAATTCCACTCGATCCTCCGGACTTATCGAACGATGCATTCGCAATCGTGAAGAGCCGCACCGTCTTTTTGTAGGCGATCGCGGCCGCCGTAACCCCGGACACATCGACCGGAACCCCAGCGCTGGTTGTAACCGTCCACTTGATGTATTTGGACTCGCCCTGCCGGACCGTGAGAACCGTGTTTGCCATGGTCTATCTCCCGCCCCTATTCATCAGCGCCAGTTCCTTGCGCCTCTGTTTCTGTCGCAGTCTTTTCTGGTAGTAGCGAATTGCGCGCTTTCCGAGTCGCACAACGGAGCTGATCGGAATGATGACGATACCCTTCATGCCAACCCGATCGAGCAAAGATCCGATCATACTAGACTGCTCCTCTTCTTCGCTACGATAATGACCGAGCGTCCGTGGTTGCCCGTATATTCTTGGGCGAGAACCTCGCGCACAATGTCAACGCCACCATCGTTCAATACGCTGGTAATCATAGACAAGGATGTTCCGCAAAGAGAGTGCCCATTTGTTCCAGCTACTGCTTCCAGTGCCTCCTCTGGCTCTGTCAGGCATTGGAAATACAAGAGACCTCCTGGCCGCAGGTAAGTGCAAAGCTGCGAAAGATAATGGACGACCATTCTGGGAACCATGTGCTGAAATACTAGGACAGAGTAGGCAAGGTCTATAGGTTCACTTGGAGGAGGGATTTCGATGCCTGACTTCGAAACCGTTACGTTCCGAATTCCAAGGCGCTCTATGGCATTTCTTGTAATTGACACGTAGTTATCAATAGCATCGTATGCAAGCACGTCCCGGAAGCATCGAGCCAAATGGACCGTTCCTCGCCCTGCCCCACATCCGAATTCCAGGCACCGGCCATCCCCCGGGACCCATTCGCAGCATGCTTGGATAGTTTCAAGAAGTGGTTGCATATCGTCCTTCGCGTCAGCATAGAACTCGTCAAACGAAAGCCTGTCGCGCCGAAACTGAAGCTTTGTCGCAACAAACCAGTAAGGATCGTCGATTGATGCCTGGTTCCAGAATGATGTCAATTTCTCATAATCGTCTTGTATGCCCATATTCACATCCATTACAGGTCTTGATCCTTGTGCCCACCACGGACGAGGCGGACAAACTCTATCCCTGACCATATCCCAAGAGAGGTGGCACCGCCATGGGACGGGAGAATATATATGGCATAGTCAGAATCTGACGGTAGAATGGTTGAAGTACACACGCCGTTGATGTAATAGCTTCCCCAGTAGACCGATCCACCGAACCATCTTCCGTCGCTTCCACTTTCAAAGATAGACATCAATTCGTATACATTCGGAACCCGCCAGTCGCTGTATCCAGATAGCCCGGCTTTGTTCGCAAGACTGCAAAACTCGAAAGCATCCATGCGCGAAGCCTGTTCGTAATCCGGGGCAGAATAGGCATCGATCCCCGGATCGAGCCAGTAAAGTTGCCCATTCGCAGCGTGCCCTATAGTGTTACTATGCTCCTTCGTCCACATAAGATCAGTTCGCTTGTCCAGGACGGCGTTGTTTGAGAACGTATTCGTCCGCTCCCCTCCGTTCATTACGATGCCTACGGTCCCGCTGTACTGTCCAGTCGTGAGTGCCTCGAAGATTCTGGACCCGCCAAGACGAAGAACTCCGTCCTCTCCGTAGAACGATGGATAGCTGATGACCTGTCCGGTATAGAGAGGAAGGCACGGGAACGATCCGTCTATCGGACCACGGACAAGCACACAGCCAATCGTAACAAGCGGAGATGGCTTGAATGGAGATCCCGTGATCACATAGCTGTTCATCGCGCTATGCAGAAGTCCATTCGAGAATTCTGCCATAGCGGCATACCCGTGCGGAGATGTACCATACGAATTGCTTGTCGAGCACCACTTGCAATACCCGGCAGTCCCGTCGATGTTGTGAAATTCTGCCGGGACGGCATTCCCTGATTTGTAATCCATAATGGTGAGCATCTCGTAGATGTTCGGGATGCGCCAATCCGAGTACCCACCAAGCTCAGCGATGTTTGCCAGCCTAGCATAGTTCCAGATGTCTTCGTTTGCGGCAGCTACCCTGTTTCCTGCTGTCGCAAGAGTTGTTTTTCCTGTGACCTGCACCTGGCCGGACGTGTATGTCCCGTATTCGTTGGTTACATAGAGCTTCCCAGAGGTACCACTCCTGGAAACATACCGGACATGCCCAGCCCAGGTTGTCGTGCGCTTGACTACATCATATTCTTCGAACTCTAACCCGGTGCGAGACGTATATGGTATGAAGGAACACTCGTCGTCCCACTTCAACGCATTCAGCGTGCCCCCGGATGCGTACTGAGCCCACATCAAGCCCGTGCGGTTGTCCTGCACCACTGCGTTCGGGTGCGCATAGGTCTTTGCTCCGATGGTGACGTTGACCGTTCCGGAGTGCTGGCCTTCACTGAGTACGGTTCTTGACTTCGAAATACCCATACGCAGCACTCCGTCGGACGGAGGGATTGAATAGTGGTTGTCACTCTTCCCGAAGTTCTGTCCTGTCTGCAAAAGCCAGTACCGGCTTCCACGGTTGCTCGACATTATCTCAAACTCCCGTCCTTGTGACCGCCTCGAACCAGACGCACCCTGATCGCGCCCCCCTCATCTTTTTGGAAAACTCCTTGGCCTCCATCGGTATAGCTGAAAATGATAGCACTCAAAGTGTCGTCGCACCGGGTAGTAGAGGTCCAAAAACGCGTTGCAATGCTGGCAAAACCGCAGTCGTACAAAAAGCATGAAGTCCCGTAATCAACGATTGACAGGGCCTCAAAAGAATTCGGAATGCGCCAATCCGAGTATCCTGCCAGAGCGGATTCGTTTGCTCTTCTTAAGTACTCCCAAATCGAGTTGAGCTTGTAGATTCCTCCACTATCCATTTTGTCCGACCAAGCTAAGTATCCTACCGAGCCCTCTCCGACAGATGCCGATACGTTTTCCGTCCACATCAGCCCGGTAACCGGATCGTTCACAACTGCATTTTCCATCACATCTGCTTTTCCGTCCGGCATGGCGATTGTAGTGGTTCCACTGTGCTGCCCGGTCGTGAGGTGTTCAAAGCTGTTCATACGCTCCGCACTGGTCATCGCCCCCTTTTGATAGCATCCGTCGTCAGGAAAACATCCCGGAGCTTGTTGGGTAACCCCTGTTGGAAGAAGCAAGCATGGGTAGCGCTGGTCGCGCATAGACATAGGATCTGGCCCACGTACCAGCAGAACATGGTTGCGCGCAACTGGCTTAAAGCAAGTAACACTATTACAAGAATAAAGCATGCCATAACTAGGCAACACCGTCATGGAACGATGCGGGTACGCGTTCGAGTCCGTGGTACTCGACCAAATAAAGGAAGTCATGTCGGTGTTCCAGTAGGCTGTCGGAGGTGCGGAGGTTCCTTTCAGGAAGTCCACCGTGTAAATCGACATGAGTTCGTAAATGTTTGGAATCCTCCAGTCCGAGTGCCCAGCAAGCCCAGCCTCGTTGGCCTTCAATACGTAGGTCCAAATATCCTCTTGAGTTGCGTACGCGTAGGAACTCCCGAGCATCGTAGCTGTCCATACGGTTGACCAGGTTCCAGCGGCATATCGATGTCCCGTAAGGACGATGGAATTCACAGTGACGATGCTCCCATGGAACAGCTCCAGGTATAGATACCAACTATATCCTGTGACGTTCGGTGTGTAGTATCGTATCGAGGCGCTGAAGGACGAACCGCCTCCAAGGCCCGTCACAACATCACCATGTAGCGGGATCCCGGCAGGAGGACCCAAAGAAAGCAGCACTGTATCGCAATGATTGTCCCAAGCCAGCAGCCCGTCACTTCCGGGTCCAACGCTTTTCGACCAGTCCGCAGTCCACATGAGCCCGGTGCGCTTATCGGAAACAACGGAGTTTGTGTGCAGGTCGGTCTTCCCGATCATCGTAATGCTTGTCGTTCCTCCGTATTGGCCCTGAGTCAGCTTTTCGTAGGATCGACTTATCCCCCAGCGCATGCCAACCGACCCGTCGTCTGGAGGCATCAGGTTGTAACCCTGGTACGGGCTCGAAGCCCCAGTCTGCAACAGCCAGCTCTTGCGTATGCTCATATTATGGTCGTTCCGTAATCTGCGTGGTAGTACGTCTTTGCGTTATACTCAGCGCATTCCAGTCGAACTCTCCCGTCGTCCCCTCCCCTGGCCAGTCTCATCACTCTCCAGCGCCAAATGTCTATGGGGTTGATGCTGGCCTGATACCTGCCGATCCCGTACACTGCGCCTTCCGAAGGGGTGACGGACCACGCCGGTGTCACCGTAAACGAATTTCTTTTCACATCGAACATTGAGTTGATCGTTCTCCGTTCGATTGATCCCGTGGAGTGGCGCACCCATACTGACGCATACCCGGAGAAGGTATCGGCATCGAGCGTAATCTCCTGGTCGAGCACAATCCCTGTGGATGTTGCAGATACCACGAAACCGCCATAGGACTTTTGGCTTCTGAGCGGCTGCACCCAGATACAATCTCCCGGCTCGCAGTTGATCGCATCGATCGACGCCTCGAATTGACAGGCTGAGGTCATCTTCTCTTTGGACTGGTATCGCAGGATCGCGTACCGCTTCGTCTCGTCTTCGTTGGTACACCCAATCAAAAAGTCCTGGTCGATCCTGAGCGGCTCTGTTGTCTTATCGTACTCAGGACCATAGTGACTGACGCTTTTTCGCTCGCCCTCTCCGTCCTCGTCCAGGTACTCGACACAAACCGCATGCGGCTTTTCGGATTTCCTGAGCCACTGGAACGAATAAGTCCCATCGACGATATTGGCAGCCGTGAATAGGCCGGTGAAGCTCGACTCCGGGACAACGGTGTCAATAACGATCTTGTACTCGTTACTTTTGATCAAACTCGCCCTTCCAACCTTGAGTAGCTTATCGATCGCATCCTCTCCTGTGGAAAGTGTATCGAAAATCCCGTTCCAACTTGCCCGGAACTGGCTCCCAATCATTGCAACGCAATACGCTGCCCATGCGACAATGCTCGCCTGGTTGATCCGCTCGATACTCACGCCCAAGCCGTTGCACATAACGTCCAGGAATTTATACGCTGGGTTCGATGAGGCCATGGTCTGCGTGCCTCCGCCGGAAGCAGCCCATTGCGGAATCGTGACGTTCCCCTTGTTCGCGAGCACACTTACGTTTTCCATACCGGAACCAACCGTGTCAGAATATGGAACACTGATTCCGAGAAGAGCAATGTTCGGGTACTCCAGGGATGTCCGATTCACCTCGTCAACAAGGTCTAAGGTGGAGGAGCTAACGGAAGACGTTCGGTAATCGTCGTCGGTAACCCTGGAAACCTGCACACTCCATGAAGTAGCATCATTGTACGGTACAGCCGTTATATGGCCATGGGCCAAGCTCGTGCCTCCGTTGATGCCCTCGCCGATCACGAAGGTGCCGGTCTGGTCAACCACGTACAGCACGGTAGAATACTGATCAAGAGCTATCATAGCGGTAGCTCCGCTAGTGGCTCCAGTTATTATCTCCC